AAGATAAAGCAGCTGCATCTCTTTATGGCTTTAGTGATAGTATATTAGACACAGGTGAGAGTGTTTTTCCAATAGGCACAAAACTTGGTGCAGGTGACTTTGTACCAGAATTAGGATTTGTTACTTGTGACGATGGTGCTGAAATAATACATCAAGGATACGGCGGAGAGATGAGAGCATACGCAGCAGGTACTAAATTAAATCCTGGTGATGTTGTTATTAATGGATCTGTTATCGGTCCGGATGGAACTGAACATATTGCACCTAAGTCCATAGATGGTCCAGGATTTACAGCAGGGAGTGAGGGTGCTGCAGTATCACCAGCTGCTGTCGATGGTGATGGTAGTGATAAGGATGAGTACTGTACATTGCAAGAATTAGCAGGTAGCAATCCAGAGGGTGTGACAAAATTTGATGACTTACTTGCTGAACTGGACTTTGACTTAGAGATACCAGAATTAGACATGTCTTGGTGGGTAGCAATAGTTGAGAAGATATCTCAAATAAATGGAATTGCAAACAAGTACCTTAATTCTGCAAATAAATTAATAGACAAAATAATTAAAGAGCCTGAAAATGCTTGTGCATTATTGCCAATAGTAGAGAGGATACTTGCTGAAGTACAAAAAGTCTATGCTGTAATTGCCAAAGTACAAGCTGTAATGTCTAAGCTAGAGAAAGTAGTAAGAAAAATAAAGAAGGTAATAAAGCTTTTAACAAGGTTTGTGCCACCACTAAATATTGTAAATGCATTTTTGGCATTACTGCAAGTAGTAAATGGCATACCTATTTTATTGGCACAAGCTGTAAAGACACTGTCTAATGTTACAAGAATATTGGCGTCTGTTATTGCAATGCTTTCAAAAGTCCTGTCACAGTGCGCTATAAATCGAGGATCTGATGCTGGCTTAAGCAAAGAAGAATGTGAAGAAGCAGGCGGTATTTATGTTGATAGAAAGATTGGAGATCTTGGCATATACGATGGCACTATGCCGACAGATGATAATTTAAGATCACTACTTGCACCCGATTCTACTCTAACAGACGAAGACATTAATGAAATAAACAATATTAACGACGGCCAGCAAATCTCTGATGCATTGGATCAAGGTCTTTTAGATTTAAATGCTTGTTATACATCACTACAAGATTTACAGGAAAAAGAAAATTGGGTTTAAATATTTATAAAATAAAGGTAATACAATGAAACAAAACACAGTAATAGCTCTAAAAAAAGTAATTAAAGAAATGGTTAAGAAAGAGGTGTCGAAACAAATAAACATTGTTGTTAAAGAAATAACACAACCCTCAGTACCTCAGCCACAAGCAGGCGAAAGAAAGCTTGCAAGTGATCCTGTTCTTAATAAGGTCTTAAATGAAACTCAAGGTGGAATAAACGATTCTTACCAGACAATGGGCGGTGGTGCATATACTAGTGATAGAATGTCAGAAGTTGCTGGAAGGCAACAAGCACAGCCACAAGACCCTAATATGCCTGACTTTATGCAGAAAGCTATGAGTGGCCACTATGGAAAAGTAATTAAAGCTGTTGAGAAAAAGCATGGCACTAAAAATTAGGAAACTAATACAAGGTCTTGCCAATATAAAAAATGAAAAGACTGCGAAAAATAAATATTTAAAGACGAAGCCAAAAATGGCTGAGATGAAGCGAAATGTTGAAGACGCTACTAAGACTGCAGTCGCACATAAGCGATGGCTAGAAGATGCAGAAATTGGTTTTGAAGGAGGAGGCTTAATGCCACCTTTTGAGAAAAATTCTTTTAAGCCACTTACAGACAAGATTAGTGCAGAGTTGCAGCAGGTAGCAGAAGGATCACAAACTTTGTCTGATGCGTCAGAAGCTATAAGTTTATTTGATTCACAGATGGAAGTAGGAATTGTTCAAACAACACAGGGACTAAGATATTTAACAACAAGGGCAAGAGGAATTCAAATTGGTAATTGGCAACCTATGACACCACAATTGGCAGCCTCTTTATCAAATGTCAAAGGAAAGATTGAGTAATGGCACTAGAAAATCCAAGAAATGCAACTTCAAGACAAAGAGACAAAGATCCTGACTCTAGGCTAGGTTTGACATTTCCGCTATCTATGGGTAGCAAAGGATATTTTAAAACTTCTTCAACATTACTAGAGCAGACAAAAAGCAATTTAAAAAATTTACTGCTTACTGTAAAGGGTGAGAGGATAGCACAGCCTGAATTTGGTAGCGGTATTTACAATGTGCTGTTTGAAAACTTCGACTCAGACTTTACAGAAAGAATGAGGTCTGAAATAAATGACAGTATTGAGCAGTGGCTTCCACATGTAATAGTAAAGGGTTTAGTAATAGATGCGCAACCTGATAATAATCTTGTTAGCATTGAATTATCATTTGGCTTAGTACAAGATGCCAATGCAACTGAGTCTATAACTCTAAACCTACAACGGGATATTTAAAATGGCAAGTACAAAAGTTAGACCAAAAGAAGTAAATTATCTAAACAAAAGTTTTCAAGGCTTTAAGAAAGACCTTATTGAGTATGCAAAAACATACTTTCCAAACAGTTATGCAGACTTTAATGAAGCGTCACCAGGAATGATGTTTATAGAGATGGCGTCTTATGTTGGTGATGTCCTCTCATTCTATATAGACGAGCAATTTAGAGAGTCACTTTTGGCATATGCAGAAGAGAAAAAGACAGTTTTTGATATTGCACAGTCTTATGGGTATCAACCAACACTATCAACACCTTCTACTGCAACTGTAGACTTCTTCCAAACAGTTCCTGCACAAGGGTCAGGAAATAACATAGGACCAAATTATGATTATGGATATAGAATAAGGCCTGGCTCTTTGGTTGGGTCTGATGACTTTGGAAAAACATTTAAACTAGTTGATGAAGTTAACTTCCAAGTTTCTGGTGCATTAGATCCTACAGAAGTTTCTATATATGAAAAGAATGATGATAATGAGCCAACAAAATTTTTATTAAAAAAGCAGGGAAGGGTTGTTAGTGGTGAAATAACAACAGAAACTTTTGCATTCACAGATGCAATAGCATATAATAAAATAAAGCTTTCACAAAAACCCGTATTAGAGATTATATCTTGTACAGACTCTGAAGGTAATAAGTGGTATCAGGTAGAGTCATTAGCACAAGACTTAATATTTGATGATGTTGCAAATACAGCTGACTTTGATGAAACACTGTCAACAGGTACAGACACAACACCTTATATTTTAAAAACAATACGAACGAAAAATAGATTTAAGAAAAAGATAACTGCAGACGGTGATACTATATTAATGTTTGGATCAGGAACAGCAGCAGGTGAAGATGAAGAAGTGATACCAAATCCTACTAATGTTGGCACATCTTTTACAAATACAAATTATTTAAATACAAACTCTGCATTAGATCCTGCAAACTTTTTAACAACTGCTGTGTATGGTAAAGCGCCATCGAATACTACACTTACAATAGAATATTCTTATGGCGGAGGTGCAGAAGATAATATACCTGTTGGCTCTATATCAACTGTCAAAGGGCTCATAACAGAAATAAACTCTTCAGGACTTACAGGTGCACTTGTCAATGAGTCTTTGCAGTCTATATCAGTTGTAAATCCAGTGCCTGCGACAGGTGGAAGAGGTGAAGAGACACTTAACGAAGTAAAAGAAAATACAAAACAGTATTTTCAAGCACAGCAAAGAGCAGTTACAAAAGAAGACTACATAACTAGAATTTATAATATGCCTCCAAAATACGGAAATATTTCTAAAGTACATATAGCACAGGACGATCAACTAAATCAGGCTAGCTTAAATGTACCGGATCAGCTAATAACTCTAGAGACAGTTATGGAATATGGCGATGGCACAGGAATACCTGTTAATTCTCTTTTGCCAGAAAGAGAGCCTAATCCTCTTGCAATGAATTTTTATACACTTGGCTATGACAATAATAAAAAGCTGACTAATGTAAATCGTGCTACAAAAGAAAATATTAAAACTTATTTGGGACCTTATAGAATGATGACAGACGCGATAAATATAAAAGACGCGTTTATAATCAATATTGGTATTAAATTCGATATTTTTGTTAAAAGAGAATACAATAAAGAAGAAATAATTTTAAAGTGTGTTGAAAAAGTAAAGCAGTATTTTGACATTGACAAATGGCAGATTAATCAGCCTATCATTCTTGCAGATGTTGCATACGAAATATCACTAGTCGAGGGTGTAAATAATATTGTACCACCAGTACAAAATAACCCTGAAGAAAGTCTAATAATAGTAGAAAATAAATTTGACACATCTAAAGGTTATGCTGGCAATATCTATAACATAGCTGAGTCTATAAGAAAAGGCGTCTTGTATCCTTCCTTAGACCCTTCTATATTTGAAGTAAGATTTCCTGATATTGATATACAGGGAAGAGTAGTCGGAGATTATTAATGGCACACCATTTTACATTTGCAGAAAAAGATACAACAGTTTCAAGAGGTACAGTATCTGATAGTACAGGTAGCATGAGAAACAAAGGTGCTGATGAGATATTAGAGGTTGGAAAAGAATTTCAAACAAACTCAAATACTGTAAAAAATATACATAGGTCACTGATAAAATTTGACATCACAAAAGTTTCACAGTCAATCGTCGCAGGTGATATACCAACAAGTGCAAAATACTACCTTGTAATGTATGATGCAGGTTCACAAGAGCTACAAGAAAATCAAACTCTTTATGCGTATGCTGTGTCACAAAGTTGGCAAGAGGGATCAGGATTTAAATCTGATGCGCCGCAAACAGAAGATGGTGCTTCTTGGAAGTTTAGAGACTCAGGGTCTGTACAGTGGCATACAACTTCTTCTTATTGGGGCGGTACTTATTATTCTTCTTCTGCTTGCACATCTACACAAAGCTTTAATAAAGACGAGCCTGTAGACATGAGAATGGATGTGACATCGATAATAAATAAGTGGCTAGTATCAGGATCTGGCGACTTGCCAAATGAAGGGTTTATCATAAAGAGAACAAATGATGATGAGCAGAGTACAACAAGATTTGGAATATCTAAATTCTTTTCTGCAGATACTCACACTGTATTTGCACCAAAATTAGAAGTTGTTTGGGATAGTTCTGTATGGTCTACTGGATCATTAAGCGCACTTGATTCTAATGACTTAGAAAGGCTTAATGTAAGTGTAGAAAATTTAAAAGCAAGATATAAAGTAGGGTCTGTGTCAAACATAAGAGTTTGTGGTAGAGAAAGATATCCTGCAAAAACATTCGCAACATCATCAGAATATACTACTAAAAAATATCTGCCTAGTGGTTCTAGCTTTTATTCTATAGTAGATGCAAAAACAAATCACGTAATAATACCATTTGGAGACGGATCAAAGCTTAGTTGCGATTCATCAGGAAATTATTTTGATCTGAGAACACAAGGTTTATATCCTGAGAGATTTTATAAGATAAACTTTAAGATCGTCAGTGGCAGTGGTATAAATAGAAATATTGAATTTATTGATGACGACAGGACTTTTAAAGTAGAAAGATAATGCCGTATACAAAAGAACAACTAAGAACAAATCCCCACTA